CGGCGCATGGCCACGGCTTTAGATACGGCCTTTGACATGGGCGCTGATCTCAAAGACATAACAGCCCTATCTGGTAAGTTCTTAACAGTGTTGCAACAACTCCACTTAACGGTGGAGACTCGTACTGCCAGTAAACAAGAGGAACATGATGGAACAGCCTATGTCGGAGACTTCCTACGGCTTGTCAAAACCAAGAATCCAAAGCCCCCAGCTAAAACTGCCCAGCGCAGGGCCACTAGTAAGCCAACTGGCTAATGAGTTAGGTGTTCCATTACTGCCTTGGCAGGAACATGTTTTAGATGATGCGCTTAAGGTAAATCCAGACGGCACTTGGGCAAGGTCTCAAGTAGGTGTGCTTGTGGCTCGCCAGAATGGCAAGACTCACATGATGCGTATGCGCATGCTGGCTGGCTTGTACATTTTTGGAGAGAAATCCATTATTGCCATGTCACAGACACGCCAACTTTCATTAGATACTTTCAAGCAAACAGTAGACATGGCAGAAAGCCTTGACTGGATGCGTAAGCGTATTAAGCGAGTCTCCCGGACTAACGGCCAAGAGGAAATCGAGGTGTACTGCCACCATTACCCCAAATCTTGTACAACCAAATGTGAGCGACTACGAAAGTATGCAATTAGAGCTGCAACCAGCGAGGGGCCACGTGGATCAACTGCTGACTTGCTTTATGTAGATGAGTTACGTGAAATTGACGAGGCCACTTGGGCAGCCGTTACCCCAATCACCCGAGCCAGACCCAATGCTCAAGTGTTTTGGACATCCAATGCTGGCGATCTCAACAGCAATGTCTTAAATGAGCAAAGGCGTAGAGCCTTGACTTTTGAGTCCAGCCGAATGGGTTACTACGAGTACAGCGCCCCTGCTGGGTCAGATGTAAATGATGAAAAGGCTTGGGCAATGGCCAATCCTGCAATGGGACACACAATCACAAAAGAAAACATTAAGGATGCATCAATCTTTGATACAAAGGATGCCTTTAAGACAGAGACACTTTGTATGTGGGTGGATGCCATTGATTCACCATGGCCAATGGACATGTGGAATGCAGGCGAACAAGAAATAGCCTTAGAGGATGAACTACCTACATGGATGGCTATAGACCTTAACTTCAATAGAGAAATTGCCTGCCTAGTTACTATTCAAGAGCGCCCAGAGGGCTTGGCAGTATTTCTACATGAATGGCAACGTGAGGGCGGAATAAATGACTTGGAACTTACAGGTGAACTAGCAACACTTGCTCGCAGATACCGTCCTAGAAAATTTGCTTATGATCCAAATACCGCAGGGTACATTGCACCACGTTTAGCACAGGCAGGCATTGCCACCGAGCCAACACCATGGGCATCAGCAGGCTTTGCTATTAGTTGCGATCAAACACTCAATGCAATGCAGTCAGGCAAATTCATTCATCCCGGACAGCCGACATTACATAGTCATTTAGTCTCATGTGCTAGACGTCCAGCGTCAGATGGTGGATGGCGCATTGCTCGTAGAGCTGCTCAAGTACCAATCACAGCTGCAGTGGCATTAGTAATGGCGGCTGGTCATGCTTGTGCGCCACAACAGAGTGTGAGTATCATTAGTGCTTAAGGTCTACTTGGCAGTACCCCATGTGTGGGCTAGTCACTCCTATCACTAGCCCACACATTCCGACACGCTTACCAGATGCTTGAATGTCACACATTTGTGAGATAATGCAGTATGGGTTTTATTGATTTCTTATTGGGTACTCCAGAACAGAAACCAGACATTGAAGCTCGTGCAGGTATTGCGATCCCGTTCTATCAAGATGCATACTTCACGCCCTTTAACACTTTCCGCGTTGATCGCTCAAGCGCAATGCAAGTTCCAGCAGTCGCCAGAGCCAGAAACATCATTGCTGGCACAATTGCCACACTTGGACTTAATTCATACAACCAGATAACTGGCGGAAAGATTGAGGGTCGCAAAATCCTTGAACAGCCTGACCCAGCACTCCCAACAGCAGTAACTATTGCTTGGACGGTAGAGGACTTGCTGTTCCATGGTCGCTCATTCTGGCAAGTGCTTGAAGTAAGCGCCGAGGATGGCAGGCCAACACAGGCTCGCAGAATTGATCCAACACGTGTTACATTCACAACTGATCTAAACACTCAAGAAATCGTTAACGGTTTTTACATTGAGGGTGGATTACTACCTGCAACTGGCGTTGGATCACTAATTATGTTTAGCGGTATTGACGAGGGAATCCTTAACCGAGGTGGCCGCACTATTTCCACAGCTTTGAAGTTAGAGGAAGCCGTCCAGAGAATGGCCAGTGAGCCAAATCCGACAATGGTTATTAAAAATTCTGGCGTTGACCTACCACCAGAGCAGGTATCTAGCCTGTTAGCACAATGGAAACAAGCCCGGGCTACTCGTTCAACTGCTTACTTGTCAGGGCCATTGGATGTAACCACTTTTGGTTATGATGCCGGGCAAATGCAACTTACAGAGTCACGCCTTAACACAGCTGCTGAAATTGCCCGTATGTGCAACATCCCTGCTTGGTACATCAACGCAGAATCTGCCAGCGCTACTTACTCCAACGTAAGCCAAGAGCGCCGATCCCTAGTTGATTTCTCATTAAAGCCTTACATGGCCTGCATTGAGGAAAGACTGACAATGACTGACGTAACCCCACGCGGTCAGAAAGTACGTTTTGATCTAGATGATTACCTACGCGGAAATCCACTAGAACAAATCGAAGTTTTAGAGAGAATGCTCGCAGCTGGACTTATTGATGTAGATGAGGCTCGTGAGGAAATGGACTTAGCACCGAGAGGCAATGAAAATGCAAATTAACTTTGACGGTCAGGTATTAGCAGCTGACACAGAAACCCGAACAATCAAGGGATTAGTCGTACCTTTTGCCAAGGTCGGCAACACATCCGCTGGCCCTGTGCGCTTTGAGTTTGGCGCATTTGGTGAAATTGATGCCAGCCAGATTGTCCTAAACATGGAACATGACCGCACCCGTCCATTAGGTCGAGGCATTGCAGGATCAGAGGAAGTTACACCAGCAGGTGTATCTATGGCTTTCAAGATCGCACCTACTGGCGCTGGCAATGATGCCCTTGTGGAAGCCTCCGAGGGATTACGCCCGGCATTTAGCATTGAAGCCAAAGTCAATGAATACACGATTGAAAAAGGCGTAATGGTAGTAGCATCAGCAAATCTAGAAGCCGTTGCTCATGTAACAAACCCAGCATTTAAGGATGCTCAAATCCTCGATGTAGCCGCTACAGAGGAAACCCCAGAAACCACCGAAGCAGAAACCCCTGCAGAGGAAAACCCACAGGAGATAACAGTGGAAGAAACAACCGCACCAGTGGCTGATGAAGTAACCGCGTCCGCGGTTGTTCACGCAGCTGCACCAGTGGCCTACGTAAAGCCTCGTAGCCCAATCAACAGCCAAGCCTCTTATCTAGAGCACAGCATCAAGGCCAAAATGGGCAACCATGATTCAGCCCAGTATGTAATGGCAGCCGATGACTCATTCAGCACAAACCCAGCGTTTACCCCAGTGCAGTATGTAAATACCGTCATTGACAACTCAATTGGCTCACGCCCAGCCATTGATGCAATTGGCTCACGCGCCATCACTGCATCAGGCATGGTTATTAGCCATCCAAAAATCACAACCAACGGAACTGTTGCAGACACCAACGAAGGTGCTGGCCCATCAGAAACCGGAATTGTGTCCTCGTACGTCAACCTAGATGTAAACAAGTTTGCAGGAATGCAGCGCTACTCGGTAGAACTACTAGAGCGTTCATCCCCAGACTTTTTCCAAGCAATGGTTGATAACATGACACGCGCCTACAACAAGGCAACTGACGCAGCTGTAATTGCAGCTCTAACTGCAGGTGGCACACAGGCAACAGCACAAGATGCAGATTCTGATGGCATCATCGGATTCGTATCTAGCCAAGCCCCAGCCGCTTACCTAGCAACTGGCGAATTGCCAAGCGCTTACATTGCAGGCACTGGCCAGTGGTCATTGTTAATGGGTGCAACTGACACAACCGGTCGCCCAATCTACAACGCATACAACCCACAGAACAACGGTGGAGTTGCAGGCCCACAGTCCCTACGCGGAAACGTGCTTGGACTTGACCTTTACGTAGATCCAAACGCAGTTTCAACTGTTATCGATGAGTCAGCATTTATTGTTACTCCATCCGCAGTTGCAATCTACGAAAGCCCAATCCTACGTATGTCAACAAACGTAGTAACCTCTGGCGAAATCGAAACAGCACTTTACGGCTACCTAGCCGTAGGCGTTTTGACCGCTGGCGGTGTTCGTCGCTTTAACCTGACCTAAGTCAGCGTTAGTTAGAAGTGTGGGGGATGCGGCCCTGTGTCCCCCACACACTTACACATAGATAAGGATTTAAGATGCCACTAATCGCACTTAGCGAGTTAAAAGCCGTACTTGGTATTGGTGACATCTATGCTGATGCAATCGTGCAGGCAGTGGCAGATAGTGCCGAAAACATAATCCTGTCTTACTTAATTTTTGATGATGTAGCCATCAATGGCGTTGCGCTAACAAACAATGTTGCTCGCTTTTACTGCTACGACAATACATTTGTAGTGGGTCAAGCTTTGACCGTGAGTGGATGTGGTTCACCTTTCAATGGCTCACGAACTGTATCCAAAGTTGGCGTTGATGAGTACGGCGTAACATTCTTTGAGTCAGCAATTACAAACGCCGACATTACTAAGCGCCAAATTATTCCTACTGGCCGAGCATTACTAACCAGCCAAGCCACACTTTATGACACAACCCCAGAAGTACGC